CAAGGTGGTGCTCGTAAGCGTTCCTTTTGTGCTCGCATGAAGGGAGTTAAAGGGCCAATGAAGAAGCCCAATGGAAAGCCAACCCGTAAAGCGTTGGCACTACGTAGATGGAAATGCTAATGGCTAAACTAAACGGAAAAGGTAAAGTTAACTCAGTTAACCAACAGGTTGCTGGTAATTTTTTTGGAGTACCCAAAGATGTAAGGGACGCTGCAAAGCGACAGTACAGTGGTAAAAACTATACTATCAAAGATAAAAAAACTATTATTGACCATTATAAAAATAAAAAAGGTAAAGCATAATGGCACACAAGAAAGGATCAAAGTGTGGCTGTAAACACGGAGGCAAGAAGAAGTAATGGCTAAACTATGTGCTCGTGGAAAAGCAGCTGCAAAAAGAAAGTTCAAGGTATACCCTTCAGCATATGCTAATGCTTATGGTGTAAAGGTATGTAAAGGACAAGTAAAATCTGGCGGTAAAAGAAAGACTGCTAAAGGATATACTAGAGGAAAGAGATGAGTTTAAAAAGATGGTTTAAAGAGAAGTGGGTGGACGTAAAAACTGGTAAGCCATGTGGCAGACAGAAAGGCGAAAAGCGTAAAGGCTACCCCGCTTGTCGTCCATCTCGTAGAGTCTCATCCAAAACACCTAAGACTACCAAAGAGATGTCTAGCGGTGAAAAAACAAGATTTAGAAAATCTAAAACAAGTTCACGTAGAATTAACTACAACCACAAACGAAGAAAACGATGACACACCACAACCCCTACTGGAAAGATGCAGAAAGACTTAATGGTTGGCTTGCTATGCTCGGCATTATTGCTGGTATTGGTGCTTACGCCACAACAGGTCAACTCATCCCCGGAGTATTCTAGTCCTTATGACTGGAAGATGACATGTGATGATTTCATAATGTCAAAATATTCTGTGCTACAAGACCCACATCTTGATGCACAGGCAAAGTACAAAATCATATCTTATCTTGAACAGAAAGTTGTTGGTGAATGTACTAAACCTTTATCATAACGCTACGTCCGTTCATCCTTCGGGACGCATGACGACTCAAGCATGGAACGGGGCTTGGGTATATGGGAGATTACCATGACAGTAACTTACGTATATCGTGGCGTTGCTTACACCAAAATTATTAAATGAATGATAGAGCAATTTGGTTCGGTATAATCGGTCTAGCTTTTGTAATGGGGGCTTTAGAAATAAGTCACATTCAAACGCATATGTCTGAAAAACGACCACATTATCACTTACATAAAGTAGCTCGTTAAGCGACATGGGAGGTGCAATGCCTCCCTCTACATTTGGTATTAGCCTCTACGGAGACACCTAATGCCGTCTAGACGGTGGGATAGACCACAAATCTCAATGAGTCCAATTAAGACTCCTATAATTCTAGATCTAGAGACGATACATATAACCTTACAAAATAATGGCACAACAGTCAAGTTCAAACCCTACTAATCAAACCTTTCTGGGTAGGATTGGTAATGCTTCTACACAGAACGCAACAAACAACAGAGACCTCTATTTAAAGTTGTTCTCAGGTGAGATGTTTACTGGCTTCCAAAGAGAGACAATCGCAAGAGATCTCGTAATGAAGCGTACACTCACCAACGGGAAGAGTCTCCAGTTCATCTATACTGGACGCACAAGTGCGGAATACCACACTCCCGGAAATAGCATACTAGGAAACACTGACGGAACTCCACCAGTAGCTGAAAAAACAATTACAGTGGACGATTTGCTCATTTCTAGTGCTTTCGTTTATGAGCTAGATGAAACACTAGCACACTATGAATTGAGAGGAGAAATTTCTAAGAAGATTGGATATGCTCTTGCACAAAAATATGATAGACTAATTTTCAGAGCTATCGCTAAAGGTGCTAGACAGGCTTCTCCTATTTCAAAAACTGGTTTCATCGAGCCGGGTGGTACACAAATCAGAGTTGGAGCAGGTTCTAACGCTGATGATGCACTTGATGATACAGAACTCGTAAAAGCATTTTATGAAGCTGCAGCAGCTTTAGATGAAAAAGGAGTATCTGATGATGGTCGGGTTGCCGTACTTAACCCTAGACAGTACTACGAACTTATAAAAGGAGCTGGTAGTAACGGTCTAATTAACAGAGACGTACAAGGTACAGCACTTCAGTCTGGTAACGGAGTAATTGAAATTGCAGGTATTCAAATCTACAAATCAATGAACGTCCCATTCTTCTCTAAGTATGGTACTAAGTACGCACCTGCATCTAGCCCATCAGCTGCAACTGACCTTGATACAGTAGATCCCGGAAACACAGGATCATTCGTATCTGAAGGTATTGAAACAGCTACAACAGCTACAGGTAACAACTATGGCCCACGCCAAAACTATGGTGCTGCATCTAACTTTGCAAACACATGTGGATTAATTTTCCAGCGTGAGGCTGCAGGTGTAGTTGAAACAATCGGCCCACAAGTTCAAGTAACTTCTGGAGACGTTTCCGTGGTTTACCAAGGCGATGTCATACTAGGACGCATGGCTATGGGAGCAGACTATGTGAACCCAGCAGCTTGTGTAGAATTGTTCGCAGGAACAACTACAAAGCCAGCAGCTTTCTCATAAGTTTTTATTTTACATGGGGGCTCAGTCCCCCCTTTTTTTTTATTATGACACAAATATCTTACGGAGTGTCTACCGAACTAGATGCTGTCAACTCAATCCTGATGAGCGTTGGAGAATCCCCAGTTAATACATTAACAGTGCAAAGCCCCGAAGTGGCTATAGCACAAAAGACTCTAAGGCAAGTCTGCCGTGAGATACAAGCTGAGGGCTGGTCATACAACACAGAGAACGAGTACCCTATTGACACCGATACTAATAATCAAGTTATAGTTCCTAATAATGTTTTACAAATGGATCTAAATATCTTTCAACATGGTAAAGATTATGATGTTGTAAGACGTAGTGACAACGGTGTACTGAAAGTATACGACAAAAAAGGTCATACATTTACCTTTGAAAATTGTGATAAATTATATTTTGATATGATATGGATGTTAGATTTTGAGGATCTACCACAAGTATTTAAAGATTATATTACTACTAGAGCCTCCAGAATCGCCTCTAACCGTATGGTAAACAGTCAACCATCTGCTAGGTTATTAGAATCAGATGAGGCTGCTGCAAGAGCTGCTGCTGTGGAGTATGAGAACAAACAGGGAGATCATAATATATTCAATGACTATCAGTATCATCAAGATGCTAACACTGTATATAGACCATTTAAAGTATTAAGAAGAATGTAATGGCAGCAATTAATCAACGTATCCCAAACTTTCTAGGGGGTGTATCACAACAACCAGATAAAATTAAATTTCCGGGACAGTTAAGGGTATGTGATAATGCCGTTCCAGATATTACGTTTGGTCTTACAAAACGCCCACCTGCAGAGTTTGTAGGTACTCTTACCAATGCAACTTCATCTGGTCATTGGTATGAAATTTTAAGAGATGGAGATGAAAAATATATAGTACAAATTACACCATCCAACAGTGGTGGTATGCCTATAAGAGTATGGGATCTAGCTGACGGCACTGAAAAATCTCTGACAAATTCTAGCGGAGATTCTCTTTTTGCATATTTAGCTGGAGCTACATCACCTTATGCAGTTACCACAATTCAAGACTACACAATTATAGCTAACCCTAATAAAGTTGTAGGTACTACAGGTAACACATTTACACCAATAAACAACGGAGAATATTCATATGCTAGGCTGGATACTGTTGCTTACAATACTGAATACATTTTATATAGCGGTACAGCTCCATCACCCAATACATTTTACAGGGTTACTTCTGTAAAGGTAGATAGGATGTCTGGAGGTAGTGCTCAAGGGCCAACCTTTGATGATACTAACGAAGATCAAAGTAAATCTGGTACATTAACTTGGTCATTTTCTGGAGGTAGTGCAGTAAATACTTCTGGTGCTACTAACTGTGAAAATATTGAAGGTAGTTTACAGGTAAATGGTAACAGTTATATTGCAAACAATACGGCAACTTACGATGGCGGTGGTACATCATCCTCTAACTTTTTAGGTTACATACAGGATTACGATGTTAGATATACAGCTACAGTTACTTTGACTGATGGTGGTCTTATTAAAGAAACAAACAAAACTACGGCAGAGGGTAAATTTATAGATGTAACTATGGAAGGTGAAACCTATCGTATTTCAGTTGAAGCTGTAGAACCAGTAACAACATACGAAGGAGTTGCTGGTATAGGTTATTTTAAAACACCTAAAAATCCAGACAATGGTACTATCTCTATGGCTACTATTTTAAACGGCCTTAAAACTGCTGTTAATAGTAACCTTGCTAATGTTACAGCTGAAGTTATAGGTAGTGGTTTATTTATGAATGGATCTGCTGCAGATGGTGTAAACTTTCTCGGTGGTGCTGTAAATGAAAACATGAGTGTTATAGGTCAAAAAGCACAAGATATTAGTAGACTACCAGCTATGAATAAACATGGTTATGTGGCACAAATATCAAATGCTGCTGACTTAGATACAGATGACTACTATGTAAAGTTTGAAGCTAACAATGGTGTATCTGGTGCTGGTAGCTATAACGAATGTGTTAGACCTCACAACTTCTCATCTAGTAGTGACCCTATGGTATTGGGTTTAGACCCCGCAACAATGCCACATGCTTTGATAAATAATCGTAATGGTACATTTACTTTTACTAAATTAGATGAAGCTAGTAAGGGTAGTACTGAAAACTATTGGAAAAACAGAGAGGTAGGTGATGATACATCTAACCCATTTCCTACGTTTGTTGGTACTACTATACAAGAAATGTTTTTTCACAGAAACAGATTAGGTATGATTTCTGGCGAACAAATTGTAATGAGTAAGCCGGGCCAGTACTTTGATTTTTTTATAGTATCTGCTATAACAACAAGTGACGATAATCCTATAGACATAACAGTCTCTGATGTAAAACCTGCATTTATTAATCACATACTACCTATACAAAGAGGTATGATGATGTTTAGTGATAATGGTCAATTTATGTTATTTACAGAGTCTGATATATTTAGTGCAAAAACCGTTAGATTAAAAAAAGTATCTAGTTATGAGTGTGATGCAACTATACAGCCTGTAGATCTTGGTACATCCGTACTGTTTACATCTAATGTGTCTGCATATGCTAGAGCATTTGAGGCTACTATATTAGATGATGCTACACCTCCTAACATACTAGAACAAACAAGAGTTGTACCAGAGTTTTTACCAAAAGATATAACTAAATCTGCAAACTCTGCAGCTATAGGTATCACTACTTATGGTAAAAAAGGTGATAGTACAGTATATCACTACAAATACTACAATACTGGACAACAACGTGAGCAATCAGCATGGTATAGTTGGACATTAACAGGAACTATGCAACACATGTTATATACAGGTGGTAGTTTCTTTACTGTTACACTACATGATGGTGCTTATAAACTATGTAGACATGAGTATGTAGCAGATGCTGATAATACTAGATCATATGTATTAGGTGGTTCAGCCTCTGATGTAGGATCACCACTTAAAACTGCGAGACAGTTTGAAGCACATTTAGATATGATGACTATAGCTACAAACGTGGCTGGGTCAGCTCAAACAACTACAGCTCCAGAAAAAACTGTACTTACAATACCATATACACCTGCTAATACTACAAACTTAGTTATGGTTGGTTTATCTGGTAACGATAGCGATGGTAACTCTATAGCTGGAGTTGTAAGAACAGCTGATGCTGTAGGTACTAACAGTGTTACATTCAATAATATTAACTTACATAGTGCAGCAAAAGTTGCTGTAGGTTATAAATATACAACTATTATTGAATTACCTACATACTATCTAAACGTAGGTCAAAACACCTATGATACAGATGGTGATTTACGTATCTCTGGTATTAACTTTGAAATGGGTGTAGGTGGGCCTTTAGAGTTCCATTTAACATCACCATTTGAATATGTAGATGCTAGTGGTAATATTACTAAAGATATAGACGATTATGTACAATTTGAGTCTGGTGTATTATCTAATTCTAGTGTATTTGATAAGCCTCCTGCAGCCTTAGCTACAAGTGTAAGAGTACCAGTACAACGTAAGAATGAGAAATATACTTTACAAATACAAATACCCGACCCCTTTTCCACCGCTATAATCTCAGCAAGCTGGGATGGCATATACCACAATAGACGACATGTACGAAGGTAAGTATATTCAGACTTGCACACCAGAGTTAGCTCTAAGTGTAGGTCTGAACTTACGCTATGAAGATAGACGTGAGACAGAGCAAACCACAGGATTAACCGCTGAGGCTTCTATAATAGAATCATTTTACAATTCAACCTATTCCGTATACTTTACGGTTCCCAACGGCAAGGCTGCTGGAGTGGCAGGTGTAACTCCACATAATGTTGTTTGGATGTTATGTACTGATGCTAGTACTGAATACCCACATACATTTGTGAGAGAAGCTAAACGCTGGGTAAATAGTTTACTCAATCCTTACTTGTGTAATCAAGCAGATATGCGAAATGAAGCACATATAAAATTACTAAAATTACTTGGTTTCAACTTTATTAACTATCATGTCTATAACAATGTTCCTCTTATACAATTTATAAAGCCATGTGTAATCCCTTAGCTTTAGGTATTGCTGCGGGTGGTGCTACAGCCGTTACTGGCATAATGCAACAGAACAGGCAACATCGAGCACAAGTCGATGCTGTAAACCGTTCCAACGCTATTGCACGGCAGAAATACATTAATGATATAACCATCTCAGCTTATAACGATCAACGTAAAGGTGAGGTATTTACAGCTCAGTTGCAAGCTGATGCTGCGTCAAGAACTGCTTTTTACAGACAAAAAGAACTAAACCAAATCGAAGCTAATCGGGCTAGTGAATCTGCTCAACAAGAGCTCCGTGAAAAAATTACAGAATCTTTATTTTCAAGTCAAGAAAACTTAGCAAAATCTATACAAGCTCAAGGTACAGTATTAGCAAGTGGCCAGCAAGCTGGTCAATCAGCGATGCTAACATTAGATCAAGCTGAAAGAGAGTTAGGATTTGCACAAGCTCAACTAGATGCTTCTGTATTTGATTCTACCAAAGCATACGGTATCAAACAGTTTGGTGTTAATCTTGACCAATTTTCAAGCGATGTTAGTGCATATAACAGAATTACTACATCAGCTCCTATGGCTCCAACTGCTTCCTTTAAAACAATCCGTCCTATAAAACAGGAACCACCACGCAAACCTTCAATCCTTGGCCCATTACTAAGTGGGTTTACGGCTGGAGTGACAACTGGATATGGCGTAAAAGCTGCATTAAAGTAAAATTATGGCTTACAAAAGAAGTACCTCATTTTCTGGTTTTCGTTCTCGTCTCTCTCCTGATGAATCTAGAGAGATAGCTAACGCTGCTAAGGCTGCGGATAGAAATAGAATTGAAACCACAAAGGGTATGGAGAGAGCAAGCTCTCAACAGATTACAGAACTAAATCGTTTGTCTAACCTTAGTGCTCAGGCAGACCAATATGAAATACAAAACTTAGCAAAATTTAGCGACTCCTTAAATAGAGCTGTTCAAGTAGGTGCAAAAACTCTTGGTGTAGATTACATTAACAGAGCACGACAAGCAGCTTACAATGACTACAGAGATGGTTTAGCAGGTGATGAAGAAGCATTAGCTAAAACTAAACTTAATGAAAGTCAAGTAAAAGAGATTAATGAAAAAATTAATCAACTAGAAACAGAAACAGAATTAAAACTTAGTGAAGCTGAAAGAAACGAGAAGTTTCTAAGTTATGAACAAAAGTATAGGCTTTTAAATGCACGTAGATTAGGGTCTAACTATGCTTATGGTTATACTAAAGCTCACATGATAGAAGCTGCTAACGGTTTCATGCCTTGGTTTATGAACAAAACCAACGAGGATGATACTGTTATCGAGATGGATGATGGCCGTGAAATTAGAGTAAATGAATATGATACATTTACAAATGCTGCAGATAGGTACGCAGTAGAAAACCAGCTTATCAAAGAGTATGAAGATCAAAATAATATTAGTGGTGTAAACACTTCTATAGTTGATAAATACTTAACATCTAGTGTAACAAAACAATTACAACAATACCGAGATAAAAAGCTCAACGATGAAATACAGGCTCAAGCAGCTGAAAAGATAAGGCTACAATCCGTAAACTTAAACACAGCTGTTGTTACTTTTGATGCAGAAGATACAACAGATTTTGATAATGCTATAGATCAAATAGTCTTAACTGGTAACAACTTACATTTTAGAGCAGGTACTCAGGGCTCCTCCGGGGCAGCTAATAAGAAGAATTTAAAAGATTCTTTTGTTGATTCTGTAGCAAGTTTAGACAGTGATGTAAAGATCATGGAAGTCTTAAATCATATAGAACAGAAAGAGTATCAAATACCAA